ACGGCTGTGATAGGTTGATAGCGTCAAAAGCCTACCGCTTTCGCCGCTTCCAAACCTGTAAGTTTTGCCCATTCTACCATGCTCAGAGTGTCCAACTTGCACTTGCAATTTACGGATATTACTCCAGCCACGTTTCACAAGCGAAACCGTAACTTTAACCGCATTTCCCACGAACGATGTAATATTGCTCCAACCCTGCTTCACAAGCGAAACCGTAGCTTTAACCGCATTTCCTACAAATGATGTGATATTGCTCCAGCCCTGTTTCACAAGCGAAACCGTGGCCTTAACCGCATTGCCCACGAACGATGTGATATTACTCCAGCCCTGCTTCACAAGCGAGACCGTGGCCTTAACCGCATTGCCCACGAACGATGTGATATTACTCCAGCCCTGCTTCACAAGCGAAACCGTAGCCTTAACCGCATTTCCCACAAACGACGTGATATTACTCCAGCCCTGTTTCACAAGCGAAACCGTAGCAGATACCGCCATGCTGGTCTTGGCCTGAAGTACATTCCATGCATCTATGGCCCAAGTTTTTCCTTTTTCCAACACGGTTTGTACAGTTGTAACAACAGTTTTACCTGCACCTTTTAAGGTCTCCCATACCTCGGAGACCCATGTTCCCGCTTTCTGGAGTCCAACTTGTACCGTCGAAACCAAGGTTTTCCCGGCATTTTGCACCGCTGCCCAAGCGTCCGCCGCCCATTCTTTGGCCTTGGCAACACCGATTTCCAAAATCATTTTTCCATTTGCAAGAGCAGTTTTCACTGGCTCTAAGATATGTTCGCCAATCCACGCGCCAATGTTGCTCAGTTTGTCAAGGATACCTTGGAGCAGGCCGGATACAATAAACCCGCCTTGCTCCGCCATCACGGTAGACGGGGAGTGAATCCCGAACGCCTTTTTGAATCCGTCAATAAATGGCTGGAAAATATGCTCTTTAATCCATGCGCCGATTCCCTTGATTCCCTCGACAATGCCGTTAAGCAAACCCATAATGGTAAATGTTCCGTCTTCAAATGCGGTATCGTGCCACCATTGCACGAAATCGTTCCATGCCGCACCAATCAGCCCGGTCAGAAATGCGGCGAATCCGCCAAACGCCGCGCCGATCCCCTCAAAGATCAGCCCGACAATGCCGCCCCAGTCCACATCATGAATCACGGAGACAAGACAGGAATACACCGCTTCACCCGTCTGTTTCCAGTCGATTTCCTCAATCAGTTTGACAACCAACGCCAAAAGGCCTGTTGCCAGAGAAGACAAACTTTTCATAAAAGTGGAAAAATCAAAATTGGCAATCAAACCGTTTATGCCATTTGCGAGAGCCTTACCCGCTTCGCTCCAGTCGAATTCATCAATCACACCATAAATCACGCTGATAATAGCATTAAACGAATCGGAAAGCGTTTTCCCTGCCGTGTTCCAGTCCATACCGGATATCAGATGATTTACACCGGAGGAAAAACTTCTTCCGCATTTCTCCCAGTCAATATCTGTGATTATTTCATCGAACTTGCTGACAAATGCGTTGAAGCCATCCGCCAAGCCATCGCCCACCGCGTCCCAGTCAAACGCGAGAATCGCGTCTGTAATGAATTGTAATGGCCCGCCCATCGTGAGCGCGAGCGTTTCTCCCAATTTTTCAAAATCGACGTTTGCGACGATCCCGTTCAAGCCCTCTCCCAGAGATTTGCCCGCGGTGTTCCAATCAAATCCGGCTAATGCGCCATGAATCACGTCCAAAACAGCGTTGAAAGAATCTGCCAGTAGCTTCCCAAGGTCATTCCAGCCCACGCCGTCAATCAGATGGTTCAGACCATTGGAAAAGTTTGTCCCGATTCCTTCCCAGTCGATTCCCGTTATGATTTCATCCAGTGTATTCACAAAGGAATTGACACCGATTGCAAGATTGTCTCCTGCTTCGGTCCAGTCAAAAGTAAGAATTGCTGCGGCAAGGGACTTTAGCGGCCCTCCAATCAGCGTGGCTAAAGTTTCGCCGAGCTTGTCCCACGCCACGCTTTCAATAATGCCATTCAGCCCTTCCCCCAAAGCCGCCCCGGTTGAGGTCCAGTTAAAGGTTAAAACCGCTCCGTGAATCACATCCAAAACGGCGTTGAAAGAATCTGCCAGCAGCTTCCCAAGGTCATCCCAGTTCACGCCGCCGATCAAATGGTTCAGACCATCGGAAAAGTTTGTCCCGATCCCCTCCCAGTTGATTCCCGTTATGATTTCATCCAGCGTATTCATAAAGGAATTGATCGCGGTGGCGAGATTGCTCCCCAAAAGCGCCCCATTGATTTCCAGAAGGGCGCTGGTTATAATCTGCGGTACAACTCCTAACTTTTTAGCTATGGTATCCCCGAGCAAATCCCACTCAATGTCACGGACAAGACTGTTCAACGCGTCGCCGATGGACTTTCCGAGATTCTTCCAGTCTATGCCGGTCAGCAGAAGATTTGCGGCATGAAGAAGGGTATTGATCCCCGCCGCGAATGTGCTGCCAATCAGGTCCCAGTTGATGTTATCTACAAGACTGTTAAAAATCCTGCAAACAGCATCTACAGCCTCCGTAACAGCGCCGCCCACGTTGTCCCAGCTGATGAGTTCTCTCAATTTTTCAAAGGCGCTGTTAATCTTTTCGGCGAGAATGCGTCCGATTTCCTCATACTCGCCATTTGCAAACAGTTCCTTTATTCTGTGGACAAAATCGGCAATAGCGGAATCAATGGGGACTTCCTCAAACATATCGGCAATACCGCTGCCCACGTCTTCATTCTCATCTTTATCTTTATCCTTATCCTTATCCTTATTCTCACTTCGGTCATCTTTGAGAATATTCAGCTCATCGAATCCGGCGAGCTGTTTGGATGCTTCTTTTGCTTCTTCCGCGGCTTTTTCCTCTTCCTCCGCCACTTCTTTTGCGGCCTCTGAGGTGTTTTGAAGACTTTCGGCATAATCTACCTGCACTTTTTTCGCCCGGATAAATGACTTTTGCCCGGTAAGAGCGGCGAAAAACTCCCCGGTTTTGGTTGCCGCCTGTGTCAGTAAATCAATCAGTTTCGTCAGCATGGGCGCAACAGCGTTCACGATTGGCGCGAACGCTGTTGCTATGCTGTTTTTGAATTGTGCGAGAGAAGAAATGACAGAAGAAATAGACTGATTGACTTCGTTTGAATACTGCGCCAGGTTTTCAAAGCCCTCCACGATTGCGGCACGGAGCTTATTGACCAGAACGTACAGGGAGCGGATTCCCAAACCGTATTTCAAAAGAGCGGACAGACCTGCTTGAAATCCTTTGTTGGATTTTTTGACGCTGCCGTTCAGTGTAAAAATAGATTTCGCAGTATTACAGATGGCCGTTCCCAGCTGTTTGAACTTGCTGGCGATGGCGTTTTTCGCCATTTGCGCAAGACTGGAAGCGGCGTTTTTGGCCGCTGACGCGATCCGCTTCAAACCGGAAACGACGGCGTTTCCGGCCATGGCCGCGAGTGCGCGGGCTGCCTTTCCTGCCGTCGCTGCAAGTGTACGGACTGCCTTTCCTGCGCTGGTTGTGAGGAACCCCAGAAGACGGTTTGTTGCCTGGATTGGATGCGTGACTGCCTGTCCGACGGTAAGCGCGGCGTTACGGATATTGTCAAACGCGCTGGTGAACGCGTTCCGGATCATGCCGGACAGCGTGACCATGGAATTCCACTGCTCCATATGAGGCGGGGTAAAAGCGGCATCCACTTCCTCCCGCATTCCAGTAAGCTGTTCCTCGATTGCCCGGATAGCGGCGCTGTATTGCGTGTACTGCTCCGTATCACTTCCTCGAAAACCGGTATTGCCGTTCTGTTCAAAAATCTGTTTTGTGGCCTGTAAATCTTCCAGCTTCTTCCGCGCCTGCTCGATGTCATATTCCAACGCTTGATAGGTCCGTGAATTTTGCTTTACCCCTGTGGCATCCATTTTCGCCTGTCGAGCGGTCAGGCGTTCGAGCGCTTCTTCTGCTTTTCCCATTTCCTGCTGAAGCCATTGATAATCGTCTGTCTGGAATTTCATGTTTCCGAACGCTTCCAGCCGCTGTTTTAATGTATCAATGGTTTTCTGCGTCTGTTCCGCCTGCGTATCAAATTTCTCAAAATCCTGTGCGCCGCCCTCAATCGCTCGATTCGCGGCGCTCTCCAATTTGTTAAGGGAACCTTCCAGTTTTACAATATCTTTGCCCAACCTGCCGGAATCCACTTTAGGGGATACCGTTTGTCTGCCTGTGTCTTCCAGATGGGATTTGAGTTTATCGGCTTCGGTGCCCAGACCTTCCATTTTCCTTTTCGCCCGATCCATATCTCCCGTCCCGGCGGCAATGTTTTTCCCATAGCCGGAAAAGGTGGTCTGGAGGGTGTGCCCGAGCTGATTGATTTCTTTTGTAAGAGAGTTGATCGCGCTCAACAATTCTTTGGAGCCTTTATCAAAACCTTTTGTATCCAGCCCGGTATCAATGACGATGGAACCGTCGCTGTGGCCCTGCGCCGCCATAAAACCACTTCCTGTATCTCATGATCCCGTCCGCAACTGTCTCAGCAAAACAAGGCGTTTAACCGGTCTTTCTCCGCTTGTTCTTCTGTGCTCAGTTTTTTCATGGGCAGTTTGCAAATCTTAGCATTTGCCAGCCAAAATTCTGCCTCCCATGGTTCCAGCTTCTTTTTCCGTGCCTTTTTCTTCCGCAAATTCAAAATCGTTGAATAAACGCTGTCTTTTATCTCCATGAAAAAGCCCAGAAACGTCCACCAGTGCAGATATTCCGCCGAGCGCGTTTCAAATCCGGCCACTTTGTTCACGGCGGGAAAAATCAGCGCTGCGTCCTGTTCCCAGTCCATAGTCCGGGGACTGTTTCCATCTTCCTCAATCCCGTTATCAATAAAGCGGATCGCCGCCTGGTACGCTTTCTCATACGCCTCGGGGGGGATCGAGTCAAAATTCACATAGAGCAGAAAGAGACAGACATACCGCTTCTCAGTTGCGGTCAGGTCCGGGTCATCAAACGCAAGGAGAATGTTCAGGATGTCCCGGAAATCCGTGCGAATATCGTACATTGATCCGTTGACTTCCAACTGTTCCGGCAGGGCGAAAGGCGTCATCGCCTGCCGCCCTTTTGCCCGGATTTGTAACCTCTTGTGTATTTGTCGATTCGTTTGCTGATTTTCTGCGTCTCCGTCTCAAACTGCGCGGAGATATACCGGCCAACCGCCTCAATCGCTATCTCACAGTAGAATGAGCCGTTGACTGGTGAGAACGGGTGCATTTTCCCAAAAAACGTCTCAGACATATTCCCGCCGAACATATAATCACACGCGTCATAAAGCCGTTTTTCCGCCTCTTTCAGCGCGTCAATTTCTTCCGGTGCCGCGCCCTCCTGTGCCGTACCATCAGCGGCAATCCCGATTTTCTCCAGCGGCGCGGTGATCTCCCCGAATTGATCTGCCATTTTGTTATACCGTTCGATAATCCCCATATCCGTAGGACGGAAATAGAATACGCCGAGTTCTTCCCCATGTTTATTCTTGATGGGTACGCGCTGACTGCCGTCGTCGATGACGATTTCCGGGAGATTCAGGCTCAAAACTTCCGTTGCTTTTTCCTGCATGATAATTCCTCCTGTCCATTTTTGAAATCGAAACGGGCGGGAGTGTTTTGTCCCGCCCGTGCTCCATTTGTGTTATGCTGCTGCCGCTGCCGCTGCCGCTGTAAATGTTTTCGTCCCGGGATTATAGGTTCCTTTGACTTTTTCCCCCACATAGTTGACGGAAAACGGAATCTGATAGCCTGACGTATCGCCGCCGTAGCTGGTAGGCACGACATAGCAGTCCTGTTTGTAGGCGATAAACCCGGCTTCCTCACTCCCGTCCCACGTGTGTACTTCCAGCGCGGACGTTTTACACGTATCGTCCGTCGCCTGCGTATCCACAATGTGCTGCAAGTGTTCAAACAGCGGATCGCCCATGCGGGCATAAAACGGATCGGAATCGGCGGACGGCTCATACCCGTTGTGATTGAACGTGGTATTGCCGAGAATGTTTTTCTTGACTTCCGTGTCCGGGTTCAGTTCTACGGTGTACTCTTCCAAATCCTCACCCACTCTGTACCATTCCGGTGCAGCTCCGCCAAAGGACGCGTCCAGATAATGCGCCATGTATTTCCGGGCGATTTTGCCCGTGACCTTCGCCTCGTTTGCCATGATGTTAATTCCTCCTGTAATTGATTTTCACCTGAATCTGATATTTCGCGGTGTCCGCGCTCACCTGTACCGGCGCGCCGGTCAGAATGGGCAACAGCGATTTGATTTCCCCGCCGTCCCACGCGGGAAATTCCCGCGCCGCATTCTGACACAGAATCCAGTCCGCGATTGCCTGCATAAAGCCAAGATTCGCAAGATTCTGTCTGGTGTCCGCGCCATAGGGCAGCTCTGCGGCAAAAATGAAATTCTGGGTCTGGTTATCGTCCAAAACCTCCTCGCCCAGAATATTTTCGTGGTATTTCAGCGCTGACGGCACAGAGTAAATCGCGTACTCCGTCGGTCTTCCGGCGACGTAATCCGCGCCAAATCGCACGCCCGACGCTAATACGGGACAGGCGCGAAACCACACTCTCAGTTCTTCTGCGTTATTTACCTCTAGCAACTCGCTTTGCCTCCTGTACAATATCGTTCAGATGATCCGCTTTCATCCGCTCGAACCAAAACGCGCCTGCGAGTGGTTGTTTCTCCTGACTCTTATGATAGTCCAGCTTTTTCCCCGTTTTGTGTTTCTTCTGTTTTGGGGGAGAGAAAAAGCCCGTTGGTTTTCCGCTGTTATCCTCAAAAACCGGGATATTTGGCCCGTATACTTCTCCGTAATACTGATAATGGGCATATGGGCCGGGATAGATGACTTCCCCGCTTCCGGCCTGTGTTGCGGTATACGCGCTCTCCGCCAGGGTCCCGGTATCCCACGGGCAATATTGCAAATTCCACTCGATTACCAACTTGTCTATGGTCTGCTGGACAAGCCCACCGCTTTGCAGATTCAGCCGTTGCAAAGCCGCCGCTTCGTCAAACGAAAGCCCCACTTTCGCCTTAAACATATTACGTTCCCACCACCTTCCAATGCCGGGCGTGCTGCCCCTTGCGGTTATCCGTCACGCCAAGTACGGTCACAACCTCGCTATACTTACGCCGCAAGTCAGCCGGACGCAGATCATTTTCTCCCACCACGCCTTTTACCAGAATATCCCCGCTTTTCAGTGTGAACGCCGTTTCAGAACTGCCATTCGCATACGTCACCGGATCAACGTACGTTTTGCCGCTGAAATCCGCGTCTTCCGGGATACGGATGATAAATTTGTTCGCTGTCCGTAATCCGGATGAATCCACGCTCGACGCGATTTCGCAATACCACGATACTCCGCGAATCACCGTAGGATAATAGTCTTCTGTCCCCGTTCCCGGATTTAGTTTGGCAGTAAAAAGCGTAATCGTCTCGTTGCACAGTTTCACAATTTCACACATTCACCCCCCGATACAAAAGTGGAACGCCATTAGCGTCCAGTTCCCCAAACAGATATTGCTGTACCAATTGATTCATCTGCTCGTCTGCGTCCGCAATCTTGGGCACGTTACCGTAATGCTCTGTGTAGCCGTCCGTCGTGAACGATGTTATAAATGGCTTGTCAATCTGTGCGGTAACGCCCGCTTTGCTTTCCAGCTCAATTAACGCCGCCATACACAGCCTGACCGCCTCCGGTACGCCGACATCCTGCGTCATGGCGGCAACCCGGCAATTTGTCAGACGGTCAATCCGTTTCCGGCATTTCAGCTCCAGACGGGCAAACACAGCGGGAGAAAGTTCCTCGCCACCGCTGGCGCGATATTCGTCATAGCTCAGATACGCCGCCATGTCAGACGCTCACAATCGTCTCACCGCTGAACGCAGGAGCTTTGCTTCTGAGAGCCGTTAATACGTCCATAACCGCCTTGCAGATGACGTCCGCGAATACCAGACAATATGCCTGCGCAACAAGCTCCGGTGTCGTCAACACCGTCTCGTCCACCGCAGAGGCCGGGATTTTCGCCAGGTCCATTTTATAAGAGGCGTTGAAGTCTGCGTTGACGGCAAGCTCTTTATTGGACAGCGTGGGTAATGTGACCGTTACCGCACCCTCGCCTGCCTCGTCGGTTGTAATTTCCGGGACACTCCCGTTGATTTTCACATTCCGGGAAAAGACCAGATTGCGATATGCGAGCTTTGCGGGGAAATCCGCAAGAAGCTCTTTTTCCTCGTCCTCGCTGAGCTGTTCCGTTCCAAACGAATCCACCGAAATCACCGTCGAAAAAACGTTGTTTTCGATATCATTTACCACTTTCAGATACATTGCAAAATCTCCTTCTTCGCTCGCTATTTCAGCTGGTTGCGTATCTGCGCCAGAACCCGGATCAGCGTGTTCAGCGCCTCGAAATCCAGCCTGCCGGACAACTCCGTATTATCCGTGATCGTGTCCGCCATACTGATGGATACCTGTTTTTCCGTCATATCACAGGACAGCTTCAACAGGGTATCCTGCACAAGCTCCAGCTCGACCTCTTTCATAACGGGAACGGAACTGTATTCGCTGTATACTACCCGGACTTGCTGTTTCTCCATACGCTATCCACTCCCACGCTTACGCGCCGCTGTCCGGGCTATCCGAGACATTGAACTGAAGCGCTTCCTGTTTCCGGTTCAGGATGAATACATCCTCGAAGCTCTCCTCGTAATAAATATACTTGCCCTCGGTCACGGCGGACGGCGGGTCAAGTTGGGAGAACTGGTAGGAAACCGGCGTAATCACTGCACTCGGATGGACTAGGAACAAATTGATTTGCTTTGCGTCATCCCTGACCTTCCAGCCGGACGTAAAGTCATAGGCGGTTTTCATCAGTGTAGCGGGCACGCCGGTAATCTGCACTTCCTCAATCCGGGATATCGTACGATTGATGTTGTTACCGCTGCGCTGTACGTCAAAGTGGCGGGTAATCCCTGCCGCTGTCTTCAACATCGCCTGCGCTTCAAATGTACAATAGCAAATGCGCCCATTTGCTGGGACACGGGCGTTATCCATGTTCAGCATGAGCTTGTCGAATACGGATAAGATATTCGCTGCCGTCAACACAGTTGTGTCGGCGGTCATCGCTTTTTTCGTGCTGTCTTTCGTGTCCGCGCTCGTCCAAAGTTTATACAGTGTGGAAATTAAATAAGCGTCCATTTCCGGGAATTTGTTTTCCTCGTTGAACACCTGGGTAATGTTCTGGATGCTGACAACGGCATTGCTCTGGTCGATGTCTTTCGGGTGAACAAGGGTAGACCATTTGCGCTGATTCGTCAGCGTTTTCGGCTCCCACGCATTGTCGTAATTTCGGGTGGCTGTCGCAATGGTATCCCGATCCGCCGCGACACGCCCCGTTGTAGAGATATTGGGGATATAAATCGTCTTGCCGTCCTCGCCCATGCGATACCGGCCATTGTTCTCCGTGGCGTACAATGCGCCAAAATTAAGCACGTACGGGTACGCCTGCGCAAGCGCCTGCGCATACTGTTCCGCATAGTTTATTCCTGGCATAAAATTCAATCCTTTCCTGTGTTTTTACCATATGATTTATGATTTACTGGTTTTGCGGCATGGGCCTCACACCGGGAAACCGAAAGTTGAATCCGCTCCCGTCCGGCGTAGGCTTTGCGCCTGTCGGCGGCAAAACAATGTCCGGTTTAGGAGGCACCTGAGAATCCGCCTCTGACTTTTCATTCTGGAACGCGCCGGGGTCTGTTTCTCTGTATTTGGAAACATAGTCGTCAAAGCCCAGCAACGATTCGCCGTCCACTTGAAACTGCTTCCCGATGGCCTCTCGGATAAACTCTTTCTTTGCCGCACCCGACGAAAACTTGAGACCGTTCGCCCGCTCCCGCACCAGAAATTCGTATGCGTGCCGCGCCGTTTTCTCCTCCCACTCGCGCCGCTCCGTATCGTACTTGCTTTGCAAGTCGGTCAATGCGGTCTGCGCCTCCGTGAGCTTGCCCGCGTCCGCCTGCGCCGCCGTCAGCTTCTCGTTGAGCGCGGTCAAGTCCGTATCCCGCTGTGTGACCTGCGCCTGCAAGCCATTGATTTGTTCTGTCAGCGCTGCCTTTGCGTTGTCCACATCCGCGCCGTTTTCCGCCAGAATCTTGTCAATGACTTTCGCTTCCAGTCCAAGCTCTTCCAAAAACTGTCGTTTCATGGGTCAATCCCGCCTTTCTGCCATATAAAAATCTCTCGTTTTTTCAAGAACCTTTTTGTGATTTTGCTTCAGCGGCTTTCACCATACGGAAACCCTGCACCCGTGTACGCTCCCGGCGTTCCGCGAGACCGGCGGCTTTTGCCACCTGTCCATATTTCGCGGACAGGGCGTTGATTCTCATTTGACATCGCTGCCGCAAAACGTCATCCCCCGCTGCCCGCGCCGCTACCGCAACGTCTTTTTCCCGCCGGATAGCCGTCTCAATTTTCCGCATGAGCTGGGACGCTTCATAGATCGTATAATGCCTGCCGCCTGTCTCGCACCCTGTCCGATTCTCCCGCGCCCATTGCGTCAACTGTTCTTCAGAATAGCGCGGGACGGAAAATTGCGTAGAAAAACTCATCGCCATATGCTGGCAGTTCCATTCCCCAATAGGGCGGCGAAAGCCTTCATACCGTTTTCCGGTCACGTCCTGAAACGGCTGTCCCGCCTGCATTTTCTCAAATTCCGCTTTGAGAAAAACGCGGCCCTGCACCGGTTCATGGTCTGGCGCACTCATCTTATGCGCCGATATCTCGAACGCATCAAAGCCCAATGCCTCTCCGATCCTGTCCGAGCAATGCTGCGCAATTTGCCGGTTCCCGTCCACGACATTCTGCCGCACGGCGGTATCCAGCCGTCGGTGATATCCGCTCTGGTAATACACTTGCAGACCGTTGTAACCCAAATCATGGATAATTTGCCGCGTCGCGGACCGGTAATCCGTCATGCCGCTGCTGACCGCCAGAATCGCCTTGTCCACTGCTTCCCGATACGGTTTGGAGACAGCGGTTGTATTCGACAAATTGATGAGCTGCCCCGCTGTCTGATCGCTGATCGCCTGCGTGTACTGCGTCAGGTATTCTTTTTCCGCCTGACTGATTTCCTTGTGTTGCAGCGCTCTGCGAAAACGTGGAGCTGTATAGGTGTCCTCCAGCGTCCGCCGGTAAATCTGTTTCACTTCCAGAACCGTCAGTTTTGCGGCCTTTTGCAGCTGTCGGGTGATTTCCGCAATACCTGTGCCCATACGGGTCATAATCGCCACCTGGTGGACGCTCGACGGGTTCAATTCTCCAATCGCTTTCATCTGTTCCGCAATTTTGCGAATGAAAAACAGGTTCACTTCCTCAAATCGCCGCATCAGTTTCTCGACGGCTTTTTCCTCATCCATGTCACCGTCCGCCCCTTTGATTACACGTCGGACGCGTTGAGAGCAGGAAGCATGGACTCTGCGTCTTCCTGCTGTTCCCGCTGTAACGTCTCAATGGCCGCCCGTGCCTGTGTCTCCGTCTCACCGAAATACCACTGCCGAAATTCCCGCTTGCTGATCAGTCCGGAAGAGAGCAATGTCAGACGCTCGTTGACCTGCTGCTGACGATCCGTGATAATTGAATCGTCCCATTCAAACGACAAATCATAGTCGCCCTCCGGAGTCATCTGATACAGCGTGGCGAATTTGTCCATTGCCCGCGCCACATCCCGCAGACAGCGTTCCAACGCTTTTTGATTGTCCGCTATCGTGTCATACGAACGCTGTTGAATGATCCGAAGTTCCGTCGCTGTCCGCGCGACTGCATTCACGTCAGAAATACATCCTCTGGACAGGCCGCACAAATTCTCAATCCGAATCAGCAGCTGGTTTAAGCCGCTGATATAATTCGCATCCCGAATCGCGGGAGAAAAGACGCTGTACCGATCTCCGTTATCGCCCGTCGCTGCGTCCACCGCTCGGAATAAACGCTGATTCAGTTTCGGCATTTCCAGCTTGCCGCGTTCCGTTTGGCTCGGGCGCAAGACAGTTGGATCAACGTCAATTGCCAATTCCGAACCTTCATACTCCCACAGCAGGCGGGAATACTGCTGATCCGCCTGACAAATCAAATCCACCGCTTTCGCGTATACGCTCGCACCCATCGGGCTGTCTGCGTCGATATGATTTGCCGACGCCACTTTATACCAGCCAAAGAGCTGTCCGCCGGTGTTCGTGACGGTAACTTCCGGTTGCAGCATCGCCCACTGCCGAACCGACGTGAGTGGGATTTCTGTCCCGATATTCTCCCGTGTCATAGACTGAAATGCCCGCTGCCGGATTTTCACACCGCCGTCCACAACGGTATGCCGCTCCAGACGGGTATAGATGATTTTCCCCTCTGTATAAACGTCCCGAAATATTACGTCGGTCAATCCGCCGTCGCTGCCGAATGCCAGCGGATACAGGCTCCACGCCATCGTCCAATCGAAACAGAAATGCCCGTCCATGGGAAACGGACGAATCGTCATACCCCCGGCGGCGCACCCCTGTTCCAGCTTCAGACGCAGCACGTCAAAAATTTTTGCGAACTCCTCTTTGAGAAATTGGGCGCGGGGATTCATGACCGCTTCCCCGCCCAGCCATGGGGCTTTGTTTCGGTAAAGCTGATACCACAAGTCAAGCGCGTTTACCATCTCCGGGGAAAGAGGGGATTCGATGTGTTCTACCTGTTCTATGTTCCTATATGGGATCATCTTGTGAATCACCTGCCGTATGAAATTCAAAATTCCCGTGAGCACAGTGCTGTTTTTCACCACCTTTTCGGGGGCATATGTGATCGACTCAATGTCCAGCTCCGGGACAAGTGCGTGAAGGGCGTCGCGGATGATCGCAGCCCTCGCTTCGTTGTGGCGGCTCATCCCATTCCGCCCGTAAAAATAAATTAGCTCTTGCATTTCGTCAAGAGGTGTGGTATGGTAAATTTACCAAGGCCACCAGGCAATGGGTCAAATAACACAATCCCGCTTTCTTGTCAGGTGTGTCGGGGTTGCGTTATTTTTTTATTGCCAGAAGCAGTTGTAACCCTCATCGAACAGCCTCTCCCCGTATGATCTTTTCACTTTCACAATAAAGGCGAAGTTGCTTTTCTATTTCTGGGTGAAGTTAAATAGTTAGGTTAATCCCTTTGAGGTTTTCTGCTTTTGGCCTATCTGTCGTTTTTATAGTAAAATTATTTTAACTTGTCAAAGGGTTAGATAAATATCTTTTTACTGTGAGGGCTATGCTATGAACAGGAGAATAAACATTTATACCCAGGACACAGATCTAAGCATTACGGACGCAAAAGGCGGTTACGATTATACACGCTTTTCTGCACATGAGGCGAGCGTTGTCCGCGCCGTGCTGCGGGATGTTAAGGCCGAATATCCACAGAAGTACCGCGGTGTCTATCTGGCGGCAAACGCGGAGCCGATAAAGTACAAGGCCCGTCCAATTCTCTTTGAGTGCGTGGTGATGATCTGCTCAGATGCCCATACCCCTTATGATTGTCTTGCCCTTGCAAGGGCATACACATCAAAAGGGTATTACTATGTAGAGCAGGCTCTTTACTGGTATGAACAGTATTTTACAAAGTCAAATAGGCTTGTTTTGTCTAAGCTCCCATTGTCGTATTACCCTCGCTTTCTGTATATCTCCGTCGCAAAACTGTATGAAGAAATGGGCGATTATGAAAAAGCCCTGTTGTATGTAGACCTTATGCAACACCATAGGGGCTTGCCCATACCGCCGGACTGGGAGAACATCAAAACAGCAAGTTCCGCAGCTATGGAAGAGCGGACGCGCTTGATGGATCAAAAGACGGAGGAGGACTGGAAAAATAGGCTGTATACTAAAATGGAACAGCTTCCTAGAAAAGACGCCCGCAAACAAATGGGGGCAAAACGCAAGGAGCTGGAGGCCAGCATCCACGAGGCGGCGGAGCGGTTTCTTTCTGAACTGTAATGCTTTTGTAATGCTTTATTGTCCTTTCCGCCTCCACACGCGCTCCATCGCGTAACGAACGCTGTCGATACTGTGATTATCCCTGTCGGGATAGCCGCTGACAATATCACCTGCGCTTGTTCGCTCGTACTCATAGTTTTGAAACTCCCGCGCCGTGTAAGGGCAGCGTATCGGGTCTATCACAATCGCTTTCAGCGATTGCAGCCACTTGATTCCATAGCGAACACTGTCCGGCCCCTTGACCGCCGGTCGGCAGAACGCGCCGTATTCCCGGTAATCGCTCACCGATTTCGGCTCGGCGGAATCTGCCGTGATCAGGTCATTGCCCGTGACATTTTTTAATGCGGTCAGGGCGTTCCATGTTTCAGGATTGCTCTGTTTATTCGCCCGGTATTCATCATAGATATACAGCATACGGCGCGCACTGTCATAGTGCATTTTGCTCCAATGAAACGGATCGGGATACCAGCCCCAGTCTATTCCCATGTAAATATTATCAAATCGGGCAATTTCGTTTTCCGGAATCTCGCGGACATCCAGATTGTCAAAAACTTCTCCGCCCACGCCCACGGGTACGCCTAAATATTCATGCTCATACGCCCGCGGGTTGTTTTCTTTCAGGTCGTTTGCGTCGTCGAAAAACGTTTCTCCCAACCACTCCGGCGGCACATCCAGATAACAGGATTTATGCCGCAGCGCGTTTTTCCTCGGTTTCGTCACATATTCGTTCGCCCAGTTGTTTCTTGAGACCGGTGGATTGAAGCTCTTGAAGACAACAAATTTATCCCCGCCGCGCAAAACGGACTGCTGCACAGACCGGATTTCTTCCTCCCCGGCGAACTCATCGAGTTCCTCAAACCACAGATATTTCAAATACCCGCTGGATACTTTAACCGACTTCATCTTCTTTGCCTTGTCCAACCCACGAAACAGAATCACCTGTCCGGTCGGCAGATAGACCATTCTATACGGACTTGTCGTGCATTTCCAAAACTCCCGTACGCCAAGCATATCCAACCCCCACAGAATTTGTTCATAGACGCTTGTCCCTATCGTATTGCCAACTTTGCGGAATACAATCGCGTTTGCCTGCGGGTCGATCATCATCCCCAGCGGGATTTCAATCCCGATAAACGATGATTTTGTCGAACCGCGTCCGCCATATAAATCATAGTACGTGTGCCGTTCTTCCTGTATGTCCCAGTGAAGCCCGTAAAACGCAGGCGCTATCATATCGCTGAGACGAACCTGTTTGCAATTATTTCTTTCCAATCTCCTGTTCCTCTGTCTTCTCCTCTTTCTCCGGTCGTGGGATATCGCAGATAATCCGCACCGCCGGAGCGGCGTTCTCCCCGACGGATTCCGGCAGCATCGCGCCGGACAGATCCAGAAACAGCCGTCGGCTTTCCGGGTCCCCTTCGATTGCCCCATGCAGAATATTCAGCGCAATGATGTCCTGCGCGGTCAGATTCAAATCGTCGTCATCTTTACCGGACACCGCCTGCAAGCTCTTTATTTTTGCTAAGTCGCAGACTTTGCCGGGTTTTAACGGCGTGGCAGCCAACAGCTTCATGATTTGGCGCATGGAGCGCAATTCCCGCCGTCTCTGTCCGCTCTTTTTCCCCGCCTCTACCGCCGCTTTTCCGCCGTTTGTGAACCGTGTGGCTCTGCCACGCTCTACAATATCCTCACTGCCTTTCCCCATCGCTCCCTCATCCTATCGCCTGCCAAACTCTTGCCCGTTACGATCAGAACGGCAGCTCCTCTATCTCCCGAAACCGGTTTCCACTGCCCGGCTTGAACTTGCCGCTCCTGTTCAGCTTATACAGATTGCGTCTGGCTTTCGCGCCGCTCTTTCGTCCGCTGCTGTTTCCACTTTCATCCCAGCCGCTTCCGCCGCCGCTGTTGCTGCCGTTTGCAGACCATGCAGACCATTTTGTCATGTCTGTTGCTCCTCTCTCATAAGATATTCCTCAGCTTTTTCCGTCATTTTCTTCCCGGTATTTTCCCCGTCAAACTCAAAACGGGCTTTTCTCGTACGCCCGTCATAAACGGTAAAATCACGCAGAACTCCGGACAGCAGTCTGTTGCAGAATTGAAACACGCCCGCGTCATGAATCAGCGCAAATTCTTCCAAGTTATTGGAACTGGAAAGATTTGCGCTGCCATACATTACGATATTCTCTTTCTCGTCCTCCCGCTCAATCAGACACATTTTTGTATGAGAGGCGCATACAGAGACGGAAATCGGCTCGCCTGCAAACTCTTGGATCATATAGGGAATGAGCTTCCAGCGCTCCAGACTGTAAAAATATGTGGAGACAATCAGCCCGATTTCTCCCACATTGAGAAACCGAACCAGATTCACCAGGCTGTCCACGTTATTCCGGTTCATGCCAAGCGTACTGATTACAATCCGTTTCGCCCGGATTTGATGTGTGTCGCATAATGCTTCCAGAAAATCGCCGTAGATGAACGAGCCGGGAACCAGAAAGAAATAATCCTGATCCGGGTCAATGTTTCCGACAAGCTCTTTCGCGTGTTTGTACAACACCGGAGCATGACGGATTCTTGCCTTGGCAATAAAATCTCTCTCCTTTTTGTTGGAAAAGGAGAGAGATTCTGGTCTTGAGAAGGTGAGAGAGGAAAAATCAAACGTCGGACTGCCCATATCGCCGCGCATCCTTTCACCGGACATTCTTTTACCATGCCATTATAACACATTCAGATGTTCCTTTGTGTTCCCTCTTTTTCTTTTCGGCGAATTTCTTCATAGGCGGCAATTTCCTGCCCGTAAGCATCCTCAAAACTCTGTAAGGCTTTGCTGTGAACTTTTCGGATGTACCGATAGGAGTAATTCATCTCGGCGGCGATTCGCTCCAGTCGTTTCAGCTCCACATAACGCTTATGCAACACGGCAATATACAGCGGGTTATCCAACGCCTGAATCTGGTCGAGTATCCTGTGTTTGCGCTCCTGAAGCTTGTGAATCGTCTCCGCGATTTCCTCATCCAGACGGGCAAGCCGCAGCACGGCGCATACTGTCGGCTCGTACTCGCTGACCGTCTTCACGTTCGCGCCCTGCCGCTCCGGATTTTGTACGTGAAGCCCATCGGAATACACTTCCGCTCTCTCCAATCGGCGCTGGTTGATACAGACATTCAGACGTTGAATCTCTTGCAGGTATTCTTTCACGGTCATGGTATGTTCTCGCCCCCTTGCCCAAAATAAAAAACAGAAAACGTACCTGTTCTGTTTATTTTATCGGCAAAGTTCTTTCTGCTGTTAAGTCGGCTTGCTTTTAAAGCGAAAACTCTTGCGCATTGTGCCTCCTCCGGCCATACGTATCATTTTTTGACTCACAGCCCGATATGGGCTTTTACGGCGTCGATGAGAGCCGCCTGCGAGACATTCTTCTGATTGAGGGCCTTCATAATCCGGTTGTCGATAGTGCCTTTGGCGACGATATGCTGCACCACGACGGTTTCAGCTGTCTGACCCTGACGCCACAATCGCGCTACTGTCTGCTGGTACAGCTCCAGTGACCATGTGAGGCCGAACCACACCAGCGTATTCCCGCCCCGTTGAAGATTCAGACCGTGCCCGGCGGACGCTGGATGAATCAGGGCCACGGGGAACTCTCCACGGTTCCAGCGGCGGATGCTGCTGTCAGTATCCAGCCGGGTAAAGGGGATGTGTAGCCGATGAAGCCGCTCCATGATCCGCTCCAGATCGTGCCGGAACCAATAGGCAATTAGTACCGGCTTACCGTTTGCGGCTTCGATGATATCTTCCAGCGCATCCAGCTTCCGGTCGTGGATACTCACAATATTCTTGTCGTCGGTGTACACTGCACCGTTAGCCATTTGGCAGAGTTTTCCGTTCAAAGCGGCGGCGTTGGCGACTGTGATTTCTCCGTCTGGCAGCTGCAAAAGCAAATCTTTTTTCAAATCGTCGTATTTCTCGCGTTCCGTCTCTGACAAGTACACGGGATATTCCGTGCTGACAAGCTCAGGCATAGCGAGATGATCGGTTGCTTTCATGGAGATAGTAATGTCAGAGATTTTGTCGTATATCTGTTGTTCCGCTTGCGGAAGCGGCTCGTAGGAAAACACAACTTGTCCGTTTTGCTTTGCCGGACGAAAGTAGGCGGTACGATACTGCCCGATAAACCATCCAAGCCGTTCGCCCATATCCAACAACCGGAACTCGGCATATAAATCCATCAAACCGTTGCTGGAAGGCGTACCGGTCAGTCCGACAATACGCTTAACCTTTGGCCTCACTTTCATCAATTCTTTGAACCGCTTTGTCTGGTGATTCTTAAACGAAGACAGTTCATCAATCACTACCATGTCAAAATCAAACGGGATACCGCTCTCGGAGACGAGCCACGGCACATTCTCGCGATTGATGATGTAAATATTGGCTGGCGTTTTCAGAGCTTGCCGCCGTTCTTCCACGGTTCCGACGACCACGCTATACTTCAGGATGCGCAAATGATCCCATTTCTGGATTTCGTCACTCCATGTATTCCGCGCCACGCGAAGGGGAGCGATCACCAACACTTTGCGAACCTCGAAGCTGTCAAACAGTAAGTCCGCCAGTGCGGTCAATGTAATGCTCGTCTTGCTAACCCAAGCCCATATCCAAGAAAATCGCTGCCACTGGATGGGTTTCGATGTAATCAATAGCATACTGCTGATAGTCGTGCGGAATGAACTTCATTTTGGCACCACCTCCTTACAAGCCCCTGATTGCCACTCAGAAGCGTTTTTGTCTTTGCCGTATCTTTCCTCATCCGCCGGGGTAAAAATGCTGTGTGGGGCATTATGGCGGCTGTCAAGCACGGTCTCAATCTGCTCTACGCTGTCAATGACATAAACCTGAAAACCCAATTGCTTCAAGAGTTCATGTCTTGCTTTCTGCAAAGGCCGTGGTTTCTGGCCGGGAGCTTTCAGTTCCACGAAAGCGAACCTGCCGCCGGGAAGGAGAATCAGGCGATCGGGCATTCCCGCAAAGCCGGGGGAGGTGAATTTGGGGCAAATGCCGCCTCGCCTTTTGACCTCCTGTACCAGCCGCTCCTCTATCTGCTTTTCCTGCATCTCACGGCCTCCTGTTTTCTTCCATCAATGGGGGATTCGACTGAAGAGTGACAGTCGGTGACGGTCTATTCTAAAAGTACCTATAGACGAAAAAATGTAAAAAAATTTTGCTTTAAGGAGACTTATAGTTTTGACCATCACCGACCGTCACCTTTACCATTTTAGCCGCTTTTCCTAATTTTCCAAGAAGTCAGATTTTAAGCGGATTCCAACTACTATAGCTCCAGTGTTTGACTTTTTTCGCTTAAAACCAGCACTTTCCAGACCAGTATAGAAATCAGCGGTGCTTCTGGCAAACTCTCCTGTTCTGGCGCAGTACGCACGGTATTCCTGATAGAACTCACCGGACTTTTGCTTGTATGTAGGGTCTACCTCGCATTCTTCCTCAATGAAAATGGAGAGCCAGTCGTTGGCCTGTTTGTATTGGTCAATGGCAGCCTCGACGCAGGTGGGAATGGCGATTTTGAAGTGGTTCTGAATGACCTTTTCCGCGCCCTCGATAATCCAAGTCAGGATAGCGCCGCCGGCGTTCTTGACCAGATAGTCGGCGTAATTCTTGACATCGGATTGTCCCTCAATTTTAGCTTTGAACGGAATAACAATGAGTCTTCTCCAAGTGCCTTTATCGTTCGCGCCAACTCTTGGAAGGTGATTTGTGTAAAGTACAAGGGTATGTGTAGGTGTGTAATGGAACGAGTCTTTATATTTCTTTTCAGCCGTGATATCATCCATGGAACACAGCTGCTTTATCATGCCGGTATTGAGCCGTGTACCTTCTTCAAGTTCGGCGGCAATGACGAGCCGTTTGCCTTTCAATTCGGCCATTTCAGGCTTGACATTACGCTTACAGCCAATCGTGAGGGCGTCGGCGGATATCGTGCCACTGTACGAGCCAAGCACACTCGCAATAGCGTTCCAGAGCGTGGATTTACCATTGCTTCCGTCGCCGTAGGCAATAATTAGGGCTTCCATATAGACTTTGCCGATGGCGGTAAGACCGACAATCTGTTGTACATAGTCGATCAATTTCCGGTCACTGCAAAAGAATCCATTCAGCGCGTCAAGCCAGAGATCTTCATTTTCATTATCGGGGGAAACAGCTGTAATTTTTGTAATAAGGTCACTGGCACGGTGTTCTTGTCTGCCGTTAATACCTTTACGAAGGTCATATGTAGCATCCGGCGTATTCAACAAAAATTCCTGCGTGTCAAACTCCTTGATGTCTCGGAGCAGCATAGGCTTTGCGGCCTGCATCGCCGTAAGGATATACTTCATATCCCGGCGTTTCATGACGAATTTGTGATATGCCTGTGCGGTACAATATTCTTGATAGGCGGGTCTATTACGCGCATCAATGGCTTTTTCCAGTGCTTTCCCACCTGCGGCAATGATATCGGGGTCCACACCTGTAGCGATTAGCGCGGCTCTGGTAATGCCCGCCGCCGTGTCTGCTTCTGTAAGCTGCAAGTCAAGAAAATCCTCACAGGTTCCCACCGCCATTTGTTTGGACTCTACCCAATGCGTACCGTTATAGCGCATATAATCCGTAGCATCAGTGAAAGCCAGCTCTTCCGCAAACTCCCGCGCCAACACTTTTGCCTGACCGATATCGGAATAATCCTCCGGGCGCAGGGTGTACATCTTGTTATAGTCTTTGGGGTCAATATAGCCGTCCTGCATTTTAACTCTTTGCCCGAATTTTTTCGCGCTGTTCCAGATATGGTCAAGCTCATCTTGAGGCAGAGGCGGGGAACACCGCTGCGCTTTGTCGAGAAAGATTTGATAGGCTTCTTCTGTATCGCCGTACCGTTTGACAAGCTTCCCGGCGAAATGGCTCATAGTAGTGTTCCGGGAACCTTCGTCAATCGTCTCTGACTTCTGGTCTAACTCTGCAAATGCTTGTTCATCCAGAAAATCATCAATGGTCAAGCCACCCTCGTGCCAGATGATATCATCCGCAGTGCAACCGAAAATGAACCGGGCGGCATCCAGCGCATTCGCGTCAAAACTGGGCGCGATTGCGTGAATTCTTCTTTTCAGGTCTGTACATTCTTCCGCTTTTGCGATATAATTATGGGGGAAATACACGTGATGTCTTGGACGTGCGGACTTGCCTCCTTTGGGTTTATTGTTGTTGCGGCTTGGCACGACCACATAGTCCACGTCCGGGAACAGCTCCTCATACATTTCAGGAGAAATCCAGTCTTTTGGGTTATCCGAGTGGTCATTGTCGCAGTCCAAGACATCCACATCACTACCCAGATAATGGTCTAAACTACGATGTGAGTTTCTGAATTGAGCGCATACGTGGTCCCGCGCGATAGCGGTAAGCATATCATCCGGGGAGCAGACTTCTACCCGATTTGGGTAGAGGCTGTTTTGTGCGTTGCCCGTACAGTTGGCCGTATATAAAGTAAATTGCATGATAAATCTCCTTTTACTATTTAATCTTTCCGATAAAAGTCGCATTCGTAGCCGTCGGCGCGTAGCGGAAGACCTTTCGCCCATGGCGGGGTTCTGCTCATCTGCTCACATATAACAGAGAGAGACATCCGCCGGTCGGCTTCGATAATGATTTCGTCGTGAACATGGGCAACAATCGCACAGTCTCGCAAGGTCCGCAAGGCATAGTACAGAATATCCCGGCTGATTGCTTGGACAATATTTTCCACGAACTTTGGACCATAGTTTTCCAGCCGTTCCCATTTCTTGGCGACGCCCGCTCCCATATAAGTGACGGCCTCTCCACCAAAACGGTTGACATCAATGCGAGGCTTTATATACGCCAACCGTCTGCCGGAAGGAAGGACGATGAACAGAAAATCGCGCTTGTATTCAAATCCAATACCGTGTGTTTTTGTTGGCAGCCTCGTAATGACGCAATCTTTGGCCGCGTTGTCAACATCCCACCAGAGTTGTACAATATTTGGGTTGGCGGTGCGCCATGCGTCTACTAGCGGCTTGAGTTCCTCTTCCTTCATCCCGGATTCCAGCGCGCCCATAGCTTTCAGAGCGCCAACAGAGCCGCCGTAGCCCAACGCTAACTCGGCTATTTTACCTTTCTGTCGCAGATGGCCGTTGACACCATGCTTTTCTACAGGTACACGAAACATCTGAGACGCAGAGGCACAATAGATATCGCCGCCGTTCTCGAACACGTTCAGCCGCCATTTTTCACCGGCGAGCCATGCGATCACCCGCGCTTCAATAGCGGAGAAGTCAGCGACAATGAACTTTTTGTCGTTCTGCGGCACAAAAGCGGTACGGATAAGTTGAGAGAGTGTGTCAGGAATGTTGTCATAGAGCATTTCCACGGCATCAAAATTACCGGAGCGAACCAGGGCACGTGCTTCTTTCAGATTGCGCATATGGTTTTGAGGCAGGTTTTGAAACTGAATCAAGCGCCCGGCGGCTCTCCCGGTTCGAGCGCCATAGAACTGAAACAGTCCCTTGGCGCGCCCATCGACACAGACCGCCTGTTCCATAGCGGTGTACTTTTTCACGCTGGACTTGGCGAGCTGTTGATGCAGGCGCAGCACGTCTGCGAGAGGCGCGGGAGCGGTCTTCAACAGGGCAGTGACTTCTTTCTTGCCAAGGCTGTCTATTTCCAGACCGTGGTCTGCTAACCACTGTTTCAGCTGTTGGACGGAATTGGGGTTGTCCAAACCGGTCAGCTGCTGCATTTCGGCGTTCAGCTTTTCTCTGATTAAGGCGTCCATGCGGATGGCCTGACGTACCAGTTCCATATCCAGACCAATCCCACGGTCATTGATTTCCTGATCCTGCTGGTACTCCTCCCACACGAAATCAGGCACGGGAAATTTGGCAAGTTTCTTTTGGATTTGCATTTCAACTTCAACATCGCGGCGGTTATAGGCTTTGAAGCGCTCCCAAGCCTCCCGGTGATACGCGGGGAGGTTTCGGGTCTGTTCGCCGTTTATGAGACTGGGCTTGCAGGGGGTACAGAAGAGCCGGATAAGGTCTTTACCTTCTTCCAGCTTCTGTTCTTTCAGCTCAAGAACCGCGCCGACTCCGGCCAGAGACAGAGGAAGGCCCAGATAGGCGGACCATACCATGGAGCAACGCCAGCCTTCTGGCTCCAGCCATTCGCCGAGATAGCTTGACAAACAGACACGCTCGAACGCCGCGTGAAAGGCCCATTTCGTGACAGTTTCATCCTGCAAAGCATCCAGAATACGAGCGGGGATTTTCTCTCCAGAGGCAAGATCAACGACTTGTACTCTGCCGCCGTCGATCGCGTAACCAAATAGCAGGATGGTGAAATCAGGGGCCTCACAGTACTTGTAAACACCGCATTTGCCAAGGTCTGCGGAGGAAAACGTTTCGATATCTATGGAGATATGTTTCATTTGACTTGCGCTCCTCTCTTTTTAGCCGCCTGCCGGCGGCGGGGAACTTGATGAAGTGGAACAGGTCCCCCGCCGTCCTGCCAGGCGGTGGTTATGGATCAGGCAAGGAAATCGCTCTCGTCATCATCGTCCAGACCGGCGAAATCGTCTTCGGCGCGGCTTCTGCCGCCGAGCGGTTCCCCATCACGAATCTTCTGGAGATTGTTCAGTCCACAGGCAATGCCCTTGTTGCCGTTGCTGTTAAATGCGTAGAAGGTGATGCTTGCCCGGCCATAGACACCGGAATAGACCTCGCTGCGGTCAATGATCTCCTGGCGGCTTGCATCCACGATGCCGGGCGCGGTAGCAGAATTAGCGTTCACAAAGTAGCTGTCCGCGTAGGCCTCATCGTCTGGACGTTCCACGTCGCCGTCGCGCAGCGGATTCTTGATTGCCTTGAGAGCCGGGACGGATTTCCCGTTGCCTTTCAGCTTGGAAGCGCCCTCTTCATAAGCGACCTGAATCGCCTTTTTGATTTTCTGCACCGTTACGGTGTCAGATTTGGGGATAATCAGGCTTACGCTGTATTTCGGCGCGCCGCCAGCGATGCTTTTCGGTTCCCAAACGTTGGCGTAGGACCAGCGGGTGTCCTTACCAGTGATGACCTTTGTGGGATTCGTAAACTTTGCCATAATCGTTTCCTCTTCTTAATTGTCGGCGTCTTCAAAATCGTCTCGCGCGGTGTTCAGAGCCATGGGGGGCCGCTTATCGCTCTCGGGGACAAGAACGGGCTTGCCTTGAGGCTTGTACACCAGAGCGCCGAGAACGTTTTCAAACTGTTTCTTACCGAGCATCTTTGTCATGGCGGTAATGCTTAACAACTTCTGTTCGTAGGGGTTAAGGCCGAGGTCTGTGACGGCTTTGGCCGCCGCTTCTTCGTTACTGTATTTGCGGTTGGAGCGGCCTTCTACGACCTTGAAGCCCGGATAGGTAGCGCCGTTGAGTGCCTGTTGGAGCGCGTAATCTTTCACATCGCCTACCCATGCGGTGAGTTCATCAACCTTTGTGAGGATTTCCGCAATCTCTGCATTGTCCAGTGTGGCGGGAGGCTCAAAGTCCAGCTTTGTGAGTTCCATATTGTACTCCGCACGCGCTCTGCAAGTCGCTTTGGCCTGACAGAATCGGCAATGCTCACCGGCTTGGAACGCGCCGCCGCCCTCATAAGCGAGTCTTGCAACAGGTATAAGCGTGTTTTCAGCCCATTGGAGCAGCGTGTTCTTTTGTATAGCATACTCGCTGAGATTGTTCTTACGCGGCTGGTAGATGCACATACAAATGTGGTCGATATCATAGATATCATCGAACAGTTCCAGCGCACCAAGGGCGTAGAGCATCATTTGCGGGTTCTCTGTGGCGGACACTTCCACGCCCTGACCGTGCTTGTAGTCGATAATGTACAGGATTCCATCAGCGATGATGATACAGTCACCGGTGCCAAAACCTTCGGGAACATACCGGGAGAAATCCAGTCGCTTTTCTATCATTACAAGTGGATTTCGACAGTTTTTCTTTGCTGCGATGACTTTTGAGAGGACATAGTCTGCATACCCGCAGGCGCAATCTTCCATTTCCGTATCATAGAAAGCAAGTTGAGAAGTTGGGTCTTCGGTGTCCATGCCGAGCGCGAGTTTCAATTTGTGTTCACACAGGCGGTGGGCGTCAGTACCTTGTTGCGCGTAATCGCTGCCCTGATCTTTATAATTCTCACACAGTCGTGCAGATGGAGGGCAGTTGAGCCAGCGATGGCTTGAGGATGCGGACAGTAAAGCATGAGCTCCCATTATAACGCCTCCGCGTCTGCGAGCAGCGCCGCGTAGTTCGCTGGGTCAATGCGTGAGAGCTTATTGGCGCCGTACTTCTTCAGCAATGCCCTGATTTCCTCCGTATGTCCGGCCTCAGATTTCTTTCCCAGTGCCGCTTGCACATCCTCAAAGGTCAGTCGGCAGCGTTCATCCGTGTCAGCGTTGGCGGGTTCGGGTGCTACCTCTACAGGCTCTGGAACCGGTTGAGGGGCTTCCAAGACAGGCTCCGGCTCGGTGGCGACGGGGGTGTTTTCCCGTGAGGGCTTGAGGTTCCCGCTCGCGGCCACTTTGGAAGGGATTTCTGCCTGGGCAGCGACTTTCTTTGCTTCCATGTGCTTCTCCGCCTCCAAAATACGGTGAGCGGCTTTGCAGTCTTCTCCAATCATCATGCAGTGCATTCCGAGCGCGATCAGCTCGGACAGGACTTCCCTAGGCGTATCGCCTGTGATATTAATGCTGATCATGACCTGGACTTCCTTTCCGTTGTATAGATGTAGGCCGGACGGCGAGCAGTGCGGCCCGTATGGTTGGGTACTTGACCCTTGATCGTGTCAGATACCGGTGTGGTATCTTATAAGCCTCACCCCCCTTCCGCTGCCCGACGGGTCTCCCCGCTGACAGGCCTGTTATAAGGTTACGGTCACTCTAGTCAGAGACGTACAGCAATCGGAAGGTTTCGCGGCCTTTGGGCGTTACCATAGTCTGGGTGCCGCTCTACTTGGTCTTCTCGTTGAAGCACTCTTTGACCTCAAACAGACCGTTATTTTTCTCGGCATAGGGCATCAGCTTACCCTTTTGGTCCCGATAGATGTACTTGTGGTCCATCAGGAAGGTGATGAACGCTTTCTCCTTGACGTCGAGCTGCTTCGCCGTTTCCCGGAAGCTGGTGAGCAGGTTTCGGGAGACGAGTTCGTCAAAGTAGTCCGCTTTGGGACGCATGACCTGGTTATCCACAGCAAGCGCGGAGTTTTCCACGGTCAAAGCTGAAATCCGGGCGTCTCGCGCTGCGATAGTCTTTTGTGCCACCATCAGAGCCTTTGCCATGAGTTCCGTGTCGGTCAAGGTTTCCTGTCCGCTGATGTAGCCCCCGGTCTTGCGGATGGAGGGAAGGACCTCAGACGTCACCCAGCGCTTGAACTGCTTCGCCGTGGGGAGCTTGCTGGAAAGGATGAGGGAGTACAGGCCGGACTCATTAATGAAAGTAGGATACTGGTCGCGCCCAAGATTATCCTTGACGGATGGGGTAACGTTTTGGACCCCCATCTTCTTGTCCTCATCATCGATATGATCCCTGATTGCCTTTGTGGGGTTTTCGTATTTCAGCGCCACGGCCACGTCTTTGCCGACGAACCACGGATCATTGTCAATCACGAGCGTGCGGATCGCCCCAAACTCGGGATGGTCAAAGATTTGAAGTTGGTTTTCCATGGTTTTTGTCCTTTCTCCCCGTCAGCCCGGTAGGTCAGGCAATATTTTATGTATCGACGAACTGAGATCAGTCAGTTTGCCTTTCGCAGGTTCTCCATCAGGCTGAACACGTCGGCCATAAACTGGTGCATCTCGCTTTCTTTCTCCGACGGGAGCTTGGCTTTGGCGTCCACCTGATAGACGCACCGCAGCAGGACACAGATGGCGCTTTCAATCTGATAGGGGCTAATCGCAGGCTTGTCCCAGACATGTGTGCGTCCGTCGCTGCCCTGGTATGTGGAGGGTGTGGTAAAAGTGAAGCTCTCCGTCAGGGCCTCCATGTTCTTACACACGCGGTTAAATACCTGCTTGTCCTCCAGTTTCTTCCGCTCCCGCTGATCCATGGCCTCCTGAACGATGGAGGTCAGCTCGGTCTTAAGTTCAGGCGTGATGGTTGTCGTCATTGATTTTTTCCTCCTTTGTGTGGTACAATGACATTAGCTGTACTATACTTCGCGAACACCATCATCTTGATTGTGTTCTGTCCATATCATACACCATCAGTATGATTGTGCCAAGGGGGAATTTCAATGTCTTTCCATGATCGGCTTCGTCAGCTCAGGCAACAATCTCCATATACTCAGAAGCAAGTTGCAGCGATATTGGGAATGGAACCTAATGCCTACCAATTGTATGAATATGGAAAACGAGAACCAAGTATCGGGAAATTGTTACGTTTGGCGGTTTTATTTGACGTTTCTCTGGATGATTTGCTCTGTTTAGGAGATTTTAAGACATCTCTCGCAGAGTCCTCTGAGGGACATTGAACAAATCTTCCAGCTTATCCCAAGTCTCAATTCGACCTAAACGTTTTCCGTATTCAAGGGCTTGATAATGTTGCTCTGTAACACCCAGCTTGTCCGCGACCTGCTTTTGGGTCAATCCTGCGGCTTTGCGCGCGGCTCTCAGGTTTTCCCGTAAGGCTATTTCACCTTCTTTCCGCTACAGGTCATCGTCACACAGAACTGACGCTTACCCTGCTCATTTCTGTAGGAGGACTGTCCATAGTTGGACAGTCGGGATTTCTCCGAACAGTCCAGCTCCCTCAAAGTAAAGAGTTTTCATAGCGATTTTCCCCTTTCAGATTTCCTGCTGGAATCCATGCTGCGGCAGCCAGGGGGGATTTGAACCCGGACCCTTGCGCGGGGGGAGGTTAGAGGCCGCTGTGCATTCTGCGACCGCCGGGCATGGATTCTGTTGCCCCTGTCCGGGATTGTACCGGAATCTGCTGTAGCAAGGGCGTGGTATAAGGTCTAATAATATTCCCAATCGGGTATGTAGTCGCCGTATCCTGCCCTGAT